CTACTTAGATATCTATTTAAAAAGTGAACCAAACGTTAAGCGTGCTTGGAATGCTTTTCAAAAAGAAGTTCAAAAGGTTCGTCGTGACTATTTAAAGTATGCAGAGGCAGAAAAAAATAATGAAGCAACGTAAAACCCGTGGTAAACCGTCTAAGGTTCACCAATTGCCTGAGAACATCAAAGCCAAACTAGATCAGCTTTTGCGTGAAGGCAAGCTTACTCAGTCAGCGATACTTGAAAAAGTCAATGCACTGATTGAAGAGTCTGGATTAGGTGACGACGACAAGCTAAGCAAATCAGGCATTAACCGTTATTCAACCAACATGCAAACTGTAGGGCAACGTATCGCGGAAGCACGCGCGGTGTCAGAGCAATGGGTGGCAAAATTAGGCGACAAACCCAGTGGTGACGTAAGTAAAATACTCATTGAAATGGTACGTACCATCGCGTTCGATAGCGTATTAGATGCGTCAAACCAAGCAAAACCAGTACACCCAAAATTCATTAAAGACCTTGCCATCGGCATTGAAAAACTTGAAAAAGCGGCCACTGAATCAACCAAGCGTGAAAAAGAAATACGCCAAGCGTTTGCTGAAGAGGCGGCGGCACTGGTGGAAACTGCCGCAGCGCAAGCAGGCTTAACCAGCGCAGGTGCTAATGCTATTAAACGTGAAATATTAGGTATTGCCTAATGAATGGTTTAACACCTGATCTGGTTACTTTTGACGAAAATGAACTGTTACTTGGCTATCAAAAACGCTGGATAAGCGACGACTCCCCATTAAAAATAGCCGAAAAATCTCGCCGAACGGGTTTAACTTGGGCAGAGGCTGCTGATTCCGTACTGTGTGCCAGTAAAGCCAAAAGCGCTCATGGCACTAATCATTTTTATGTTGGCTCTAACAAAGAAATGGCGCGTGAGTTTATTGACGCAGCTGCCATGTGGGCTAAAGCGTTTGACAAGGCTGCTGGTGATATTTGCGAAGAAATATTTATTGATGCAGGGCAAGACGGAAAAGAAATACTCACCTTTGCCATTCACTTTGCATCAGGCTTTAAAATACAAGCCCTCAGCTCAAACCCGTCAAACCTTCGGGGTATGCAAGGTAACGTGACCATTGATGAAGCGGCCTTTCATGACAGATTAGATGAAGTACTTAAAGCAGCACTGGCGCTTACCATGTGGGGCGCTAAGGTACGTTTGATCTCAACGCACAATGGCACCGACAACTTATTTAATAACCTCATTCAAGACTCGCGCGCAGGTAAAAAACGCTATAGCGTTCATCGTATTACCCTAGACGATGCGTGTAGTGAGGGCCTATACCAACGCATTTGCCAAATTAAGGGCGAACAATACAGCCCCGAGAAAGAGCAAGCATGGAAAGACGGTTTATTAAAAGACACCGCAACAGAAGACGATGCTCTAGAAGAGTATTTTTGTGTACCTAAACAAGGCGGTGGTGTTTACATAAAACGTGTGCTGGTTGATGCTGCCATGAAAGCGGATATTCCCATTTTACGTTTTACTGCAGACAAAGACTTTTTAAGCTGGTCAGCACGTCACAAGCAAATGCAAATTAAGGAATGGTTCGAGGCATTAAACCCGCATTTAATGTCACTTCAAGCCGACTTAAATCACGCGTTTGGGGAAGATTTTGCCCGCAAAGGCGATTTGTCGGTATTTGTACCACTGCAGATAAATAAAGACTTAACCAAGCGGGTACCGTTCTTGCTTGAAATGAGCAACTTAACCTACGATGCCCAAAAAGAAATACTGTTTTATATTGGTGACAGATTACCTAGGCTACAAGGGATGGCATTTGACGCTACCGGTAACGGTGGCTACTTAGCTGAAGCAGCGGCAGAGCACTACGGCACTGAAATGGTTGAACAGGTGATGTTAACCGATAAATGGTACATGGAATGGATGCCAAAGCTTAAAGCTGAATTTGAGGACTTTAATTTAGAAATACCCCGTCACCAAGATATACAAGACGACTTAAATCAAATTCAAACCATTCGGGGTATCCCCAAAATTGACAAGGGCAGCACTAAAGGCAGTGATGGCCGTCAGCGTCATGGTGATACTGCCGTAGCAATAGCAATGGCTATCCGCGCCAGTTGGATGGACGGTGGCGTAATTGAATTTACTCAATTAGCCCAAAAAGCAGGTACCTGGCACCAAGCAGAAAAAACCTTTAAAGACCAAATGCGCCCCGACCACAGTGGTGATTATCAACAAAAGTATGACCAAGGAACCTACTGATTATGGCTAATTCAACAGCAGAGCATCCAATTCAAACTGACGCTAACGGCAACAAGTTTCGTATTAAGTATTTAAAAGAAATACAAACTGATGATGCTAAGCTAGGTCATTTACGTACCCATTACAGCGACCACCCCAGCCGTGCTTTATCACCTCAAAAGCTTGCAGACATTCTTCTTGGCGCAGAGCAGGGCAATATTATTGCTCAATGTGAATTGGCGGAAGATATGGAGGAGAAAGACGGCCATGTATTTGCTGAGCTGCAAAAGCGTCGCCGTGCGTTGCTTGGTGTTGACTGGAAGCTAGTGCCCCCACGTAACGCTAGTGCTAGTGAAAAAAAAGACACTGACATGCTACAAGAGCATTTTGAAGACATGCTGTTTTTAGATGATGTGATCTTTGATGCATCAGACGCTATTTTGAAAGGTTTTTCAAATCAAGAAATTACTTGGAAAAAATCAGGTAGCATTTGGCTACCCGAGTCAGTTGACTTTAAAGACCCTAGTTGGTTTATGACTCACCCTGCCCAAGAGTCAGGGCAAAACCGTAACGAACTGCGCTTACGTGATAACAGCGTAAATGGTGCAGCACTGCAGCCGTTCGGCTGGGTATCGCATACCCATAAAACTAAATCAGGCTATTTAGCTCGCTCAGGTTTGGCACGCGTATTAGCGTGGCCCTATTTGTTTAAAAATTACAGTGTGCGTGATTTAGCCGAATTTTTAGAAATTTATGGTTTACCACTGCGCCTTGGCAAATACCCAACGGGTGCAAGTCACGAAGAAAAGAACACCTTACTTAATGCGGTAATGAGCATAGGGCATAACGCTGGCGGTATTATCCCTAAGGGGATGGAGATTGATTTTCAAGAAGCCGCCAAAGGCACCCAACAACCGTTTGAATATATGGTTAGCTTAATGGAAAAAACCATTTCTAAAGCGATTTTAGGCGGTACATTAACCAGTCAAGCCGATGGTAAAAGCTCAACCAACGCGTTAGGTAACGTGCACAACGAAGTGCGCCAAGAATTGCGCGACAGCGACTTAAAGCAAATTGCCAATACTTTAACGCGCGATTTAGTCTTTCCATTGTATTACCTAAATGGCAAAAGCTATCAAACCCCGCAACGTAGCCCACGTTTTGAATTTGACATAACCGAAGCGGAAGACTTAAAAGCATTTTCAGACTCACTACCAGCGTTAGTAGACGTAGGCTTTAAAATACCCGTTCGGTGGGCGCATGAAAAACTGCAAATACCCGAGCCACAAAAAGACGAAGCCGTATTAGCGCGCGCAGCTGCGCCTGTAAACACTCAAGGTGTAGGTTCGACTTCAGGCGTGCAAGATGAAGAAAAAGCAAAACTAAAAGCGTTAACCAAAATTACCGCGTTAAAAGCCAAAGCTAAAAAAGAAGTAGCGCAAGACCCTATAACGCAATTTACTCAGCAGTTAGCAACCACTATGCAACCAGCAATGCAAGGCATGATGAGCGAAGTAATGCAGCTAATTGACCAAGTCAGTTCACTAGAAGAACTACAGCAATTACTTGCTAGCGCTGAAATAAGCACAGACACCGCAATAAACACTTTACAACAAGGGCTTGTTGCCAGTGAATTAGCAGGTATGCTCAGCGTAGAAGACGAAAGCGAATAATCATGGGTCAAACAGCAACCACAGCACAATACGGCTCACTGCCGTTTAAAGAGGCAATAGACTTCTTTCAACAAAAGCTAAATTTACCCACACAAACGTGGCAAGATATTTGGCAAGGCGCTCACAGTAAAGCTTTTGTTGTTGCAGGAGCAATGAAGCATGATTTACTGGTAGATTTACGCAAAGCGGTAGATGCCAGTATTAGTGATGGCAAGTCGTTAACATGGTTTAAAAAAGAATTTGATAATATAGCCACCAAGCACGGCTGGAAGTACAACGGTGAAGCCAGTTGGCGCGCTAAAGTGATTTATCAAACTAATATGCTACAAGCGCAAAATGCTGGGCGCTATAAGCAATTACAAGGTTTTGAGTTTTGGCAATACAAGCATGGCGATAGTGTTAATCCACGGCCACATCACTTAGCTTGGCATAACACCATATTACCTAAAGACGATCCGTGGTGGGATATTCATTTTCCCCAAAACGGCTGGGGTTGTCGTTGTCGGGTTACAGGCTTGCGTGAAAATACCATGCAGCGCAGGGGGGTAAACGTAACTGAGCGACCAAATGACGGCACACGGGAATGGTTA